AGGGGGGTTGCGAGGGTCGCCAGGGCGCCCCGAGCGATAAGGGGGGAAATAACATATGGGTTTATTAAAGGAGTTATTATGGCTGCCAAAGGCGGTAAAGAGCACCACAATGTAGTTGCTCTCAAGGAGGCCAAGGCAAAGGTTTTAGACTTTGTACGCCAAGGATTAGAATTAACAGATGCAATTGCAAGGGCTGGGCGTAAACCAGATGTCATGAAAACCTGGCGTCAAGATGATGCCTTCATGAAAGACCTGGAGAAGGCAAAAAACGAAGGCCAGAAGACTTTAAGTATAGTTTCAGGGGATGCCAAGTTTAAGATTGGCTTTGAGGAGTTCAGCCGTGAGTTTCTTGACTCGCCGATCTTCCCACACCACAGGTCGTGGATTGACGTGCTGGAGGGACGAGAACCTTCCTACCTTCATGAGGCGATGGTCTATGACCCTGCCTCTCCAAAGCGTCTGCTTATCAACGTCCCCCCAGAACATGCCAAGTCAACGGTCATCACAGTCAACTACTGTGTCTACCGAATTGCCATGGATCCTAATATCAAGATCACCATCGTTTCCAAGACTCAGGAACGCGCTAAGGAATATCTTTACTCGATCAAGCAGAGGCTAAGCCACGAGCGCTGGTCGAAGTTACAGGCAGTCTATGGGTCTGCAGGAGGCTGGAAAGAGGATGCGGATACTTGGAAGGCTGATCGCATTTACCTTTCTCGTGATTCTACCGAAAAGGATCCGACGGTGCAGGCGCTCGGAATTGGTGGCCAGATTACTGGAGCCCGTTCCAACCTCATCATCCTGGACGACGTTGTTACGACTTCAAACGCGCATGAGTGGGAGAAGCAACTCCTCTGGCTCCAGCGAGATGTAGTCACCCGTCTGGGTGATAACGGTAAGTTGCTCATCGTAGGCACTCGTATTGCTGCCAATGACCTCTACCGAGAGATCAGAAACGCAGAGCACTGGACAGGTGGCAGGTCACCGTTCACATATCTTGCAATGCCAGCCGTACTTGAGTTCGCAGATAAGCCAGAAAAGTGGGTTACCCTCTGGCCTAAGTCAAATGTTCCATGGGAAGGCTCAGATGAAAACATTGTTCCTGACGAAGATGGACTTTACCCCAAGTGGGACGGTGGAGCGCTGTTCCGTAGACGCAGCGAAGTCAGCCCAAGCGCATGGGCGCTGGTCTATCAGCAGCAAGACGTACAAGAAGACTCGATTTTTCCCCCTCTCTGCGTACAAGGATCAGTCAACAGGATGCGAAAGCGTGGCGTCCTAAAGGCAGGCAACCCAGGACATCCTTCTGAAAGAGGATCTTGGTACACCATCATGGGTCTAGACCCTGCTATGACTGGTAATACAGCAGCAGTAATCATGACGGTAGATCGCAACAGTCGCAAGAGATACATCCTAGATGTTGAAAACATGTTCGATCCGACTCCCCAGAAGATTCAGAAGTTGATTCAGGAGTGGGTTGAGAAGTACAGACCGCAGGAATTAAGAATTGAAACCAACGCTCATCAGAAAGCATACGCTTTGGATGACGATCTACGCCAGTTCCTAGCCTCTACAGGGGTTCGGTTCTCTAGCCAGTTCACTGGTAAGAACAAATGGGACACACAGTTCGGTGTAGCAGCCATGTCAGGTCTCTTTGGGACTATGCGTGGCACAACATTTAATAACGACAACCTCATGGAACTTCCAGCAGTGGAGGGCTCAGAGGGCATCAAGGCTCTGATCCAGCAGTTAATCACCTGGGAGCCTAACACTAAAGGCAAGACAGACTGCGTAATGGCGCTCTGGTTCTGTGAACTACGTGCTAAAGAAGTGATCTCAATCGGAAGAAACAATCAGAGCCACATACCCAACAAGTGGGCAACTCGTAAACAACAACAAGAACGCTATGTACTCAATGTCAATGACTATGAGTTTGGTGAGGAACAGGAATAACGATGGCATTAGATATTGATAGAATTGCCAAGCGCGTTGATAACCTCAAACGCTTGCATTCTGATCGTGACTTTCGCATGTCACAAATTCAGGCTGTTCGTAAGGGTCAGATCGCTAGCATCTTCCCAGATATGTTTCCTGAGGGACTCCCACACTCAATGGTTGCCAACTTCATTGACGTGGCAGCACGTGACCTTGCAGAGGTTCTAGCACCACTGCCATCATTTAACTGTGGTGCAGTCAAGGTTACAGATGCCAAGGCTCGTAAATTTGCTGACAAGCGCAGCATGATTGCCAATAACTATGTTTCTAACTCACGCCTCCAGTCACAGATGTACTGGGGTGCAGACTGGTACTTCTCATACGGATTCTTGCCAATCCACGTAGAGCCAGATTTTGAAGGCGGAATCCCATTTATCCGTGTAGAAGATCCTATGGGATCTTACCCAGAGTTTGACCGCTTTGGACGCTGCGTTGCATACGCTAAGCGTTACAAGAAGACATCTAACGAACTCGCACTTGAGTTCCCAGAATTTGCAGATCGTATCCTTGGCCGTTTCGGTGAGAACACAGGCAATGATATTGAGATGATTAAGTATATGGATAAGGACCAGACAGTCCTTTATCTACCAAGCAACAATAACCTCATCCTTAGCCGTGTGAAAAATCCACTAGGCAAGATGACTGTTCGTATTGCACGACGTCCTGGAATTGATGATGAATCACGTGGACAGTTTGATGATGTCATCTATGTACAGATGGCCCGTGCTCGTTTTGCTAACCTCGCTATGGAAGCGGCTGAAAAGTCAATCCAAGCGCCACTTGTTGTACCTAGCGATGTACTTGATCTACCTATGGGTCCAGATGCAGTCATCCGTACAACTCAACCACAAGGTGTCGGGCGTGTCCGTTTGGACATTCCCGCTGCTGCTTTCCAGGAGCAATCAGCACTCCAATCAGAATTACGACTTGGTGCTCGATATCCTGAGGGCAGAACTGGAAACATTGACGCAAGTATTATTACTGGTCAAGGTGTCCAGGCGCTACTTGGTGCTTTCGACTCTCAGATTAAGGCTGGTCAAACCATCCTTTCTGAGGTGTTTGAAGATGTCATGAAGATAGCGTTTGAAATGGATGAAATACTTTTCGATACAGAAAAGAGTGTCCGAGGAACAGCACAGGGTACGCCGTACGAGTTAAAGTATAAGCCAAGCAAGGACATTAATGGCGACACTTCTATCGAAGTTCGCTATGGCTTGATGGCTGGCCTAGATCCCTCACGTGCATTGATCTTCTCACTCCAAGCACTTGGTGCTGATCTTGTATCTAAAGACTTTATCCGCCGTGAACTACCATGGAATGTTAATACAAGCATGGAAGAAACACGCATCACAGTTGAGAAGATGCAAGATAATCTTACCCAGGCTATTACAGCAACTGCACAGGCAATTCCTGCCATGGCAGCACAGGGACAAGATCCTTCTCCACTCATTAAGAATATTGCTGATGTGATTGATCGCATCACCAAGGGGGAAAACATACAGGATGCTGCGTTGGCAGTGTTCACGCCACCGGCGCCTGAACAACCAGCACAGCCAGAGATGGCTCCACCAGGCACACAAGGCCCAGTTGAGCAGGCTCCCCCATCCCCAGTCGCTCCTGGAACACCTTCTGGTGGAGCCCCTCAACAAGAAGCACCACCTCAAGATTTAGCAAGCATTCTAGGACGTTTAGGAGGATAAGATGACACCGCGTAAGAAACCAGTCAAGAAGGCAGCAGTAAAGACTGTACGCGATGAGTCTTATAGCAAGTTAGAACTTTATTGTATTGCAATGCATGAATACTACAAAGCACTACGCGTCGCAGGTTTTCCTACAGACGTATGCATGACAGTCATGATGGATCGCAGTTCATGGCCAGATTGGATGTTGCCAGATGTTGGCATGCCAAACAAGATGGATCCACTCGAGTATATTGATGATGAAGATGAGGACTAAAAATGTCAAATATTGCACCTGTATCAGGAGTCGGAAAGAACGCTAAGCGTACTGACCGTGGCATGGTCCAAAAGATTCAGCGCAACGCAAGAATAGAAAATGCTGCTGGTGGAGCATACGGAGAGCGTAAAGAGATGAAGTCTCTTGCATCTGCCGAATCTACAGGACCAACAGCAAGTGCGGCTAGCGCTCAACCAGCACCACGTCCTGCAGTTCAAGTAACTGGAGCCTTTGCTCCTGGTAGTCAAAGTAAGCCGTTCACAGACGGTGCTGGCGGTAATACTGCTGGCGCAGGTCCAGATGAACTCATGGCTAACTACCAGTCATCAGACCCTGGTGCAATTCTTGTTCGTGCTATGTACAGCATGTATCCAACTCCTGAACTACGTCGCTACGTTGAGGCTTACAATGCAGAGGGCCTATACTAAGTGTCATCAGAAATTGATCTAGGTATATACGAGCCGACTTCTACTCAAAGTAAGAAGAACGCCGCTATCTTTGCTAATAAAAGTAATGACACGCTTGCGCGTATGATTACACAACAGATGGCGACCCTTGACGGCTCTGAATACTCTAACTTTAACTCTATTGTATCCAAGTATCCCTTCCTATCAAAGGAAGTTGTTATCGGCCTAGTCAAGGCTGGAGCAAATGCGAATACTCCTGGTATCGATAAAGTCACATCAATGGATGGTGTACAGCAGGCTATTCGTGCAGCAACAATGGTTAAAGACCTACCATCATTGGCTGAAAAGGATAAAGGTCTTCTCTCTACCGTCAAAGATGGCGCTTATGGTTTTCTTAAAGGTACTGTACGCGTAGGATTTGCTGCAGCCCGTAGCCCGTACGATTACACAACAACAGTTGTTAGAGATCTCTATGGAGCACTTCAAGGACAAGAGGGTGCTGGAAATCGTCTCATCCAGGATCTTAATCCAACAAATTTACTAGCAGGAAAGACAACCCAACTCGGCGCACTTCTTCGTGATGTTGCAGACGGTGGAGGAATCAGCACAGGTTCTGGATTCTTTCTTGACCCTAACTCACGTGTTGGCAAGAATCAAGCCAAGGCTATGCAGTCTTTTGGTCGCGTAAACGGTAAATCATTTACCATTGGTCGCGGAACTCTTTCTACAATCGGTGTTGATCCTAATAGCGATATGTACAAAGTTACATCAGGTATTATTGATGCTGTTATTAACGTAGCAGCAGATCCAATTACCTACCTAAGTTTTGGTACAGGAGCCCTTGCAAAGGGTTCAGTTGCTCTCAAGGGTGGCAAGAAGTTTGCAAGCGTTAAGGCAGCAGCCGCTGCTGAGCAGAAGGCTATAGATGATCTTGCTACAGCAAAGTCGATTTTGGATCCTACTAAGGATGAAAAGAAACTTATCAAGGCACGTGAGAGAGAACTTGGCAAAATTCGTCGTGATGTAAAGAATCACTACATGAGCCGTGACGCAGAAGTGATCGAAGCAGAGCGTTCTCTCAAAGAAGCACAGAAGTTACAGAACGAAAGTTACTACAACTCTGTAGTTGCTGCTGCAGCCAAGGATCTTCCTGAACTTGCAGATGAGCAGATTTCACGATTCCTTGGAGATACCATTATCTCAGGACGTCAAGATGACATTGTTCGTCAATTGTCTACACTTTCTGCAGACTTTTCTAACACAGGTAAGGCTTTTCCTGGCGCATTCGTTCTTGATGAACTACCAGAAGCAGGCAAGATTGGTGTTGCAGCACAGGGAACTGAAGAATTTGTTGTTGCTGCTACAAAGTCAGATGTAAAACTTGTAGATCTAGCAACAGATTACTCAACATTGCTCAAAGCAGACGTAGTTGATGAAGTATCTCGCCGTGGATCTTTGCATGATGAGATCCAAAACCTTATTAACAACCCTAAGTTGCCTAAGTCAACACGCGAAGCACTCAAGACTTTAGATTCTCAGGCATACATCGACAATATTATTTTTGAAAGTGGCTCTGGCCAGAACCTGGCTACCCTTTTGGGTAAGGTTGCGGCTACAAAGAACGAGCATGCAATGGCTTTGGCTACAGATGCAATCAAGCGTATCTGGCAAGTAGACGGATTCTCAAACATCCGTGCTATCCACGGTAGAAATGGTGGCATTGCCATCGTAAATCCTGAGATCCTTGCTGCTAAATCAGCAAAGGTTAGCCAGTTGCTAGCAGATAGCCGTGTTCCTGGCGCAGTCCTAGACGCACCTTCTGCAATTCGCTCTGCAGAACAGACAGTAGAACGCGCAAGAGTAGCCCGTGACGCAGCGTTGCGCGAAGTAGATACACTAGACACTAAGGCAGCGGAAATCCGCGCTATTCGTGAGTTCGTTGAGCGCGATCCAGAAATGATTAAGCAGATTGCTAACAATCCTGAGTACGCTAAGTTGGGTACTCTCCTAGATCTTGAAGTTGAGATCGGACGAAACCGTTATTATCAGGAACTTATCTCATCACAGGCTGGACTTGTCGATGGAATCGGTGGTCCTTTAACTCAAGACCTATCAAAGGTTAATGAATTTCTACTTGGTAAGCGCTTTGGTGTAGTAGCAGACATTGTTGCTAAAGAAACCAGCGCTGCTCGCGTATCTCGTCTATTTGGAAACAAGTTAGACATGGAAATCGTAGGCTTGCTTACAGCAGCCAAGTCAGGTGATGAAGTTCTAGCGATTCTACGCAGACAACTTGCATCGCCCACAGCAGATCCTAAGATTGCTCGCAGTATGGCACTTCGTGCTCAGACAGTTGCAGCAGGAAACGTACCTGTAATCAAGAGTGTTATGCCTCCAAATGGCAAAGCACTTGCAATGGTTGAGCGTATGGAAACAATTCTCACACGTCAGTTCTCACGCTCTAAGGTACTTCCTCTGAATGACCTAGATCGCCTTGCAAAAGGCGTTGCAGAGTGGATGGGTACAGCAAAGATCTCTCAGGGTCTCATAGACGATACAATTAACAAGTTGGTTGCAGCAACCGCTGAAACTGGCAAGAGTGTCAATGCTATTAGAGCCAAGATTATCGATGATGCTATCAAAGCATCTCACGATGACATTATTGACCGTGTAGCACCACAAAGCAAAGAACTTAAAGAGATCCTCTCTAGAGAACTCAAGTTATCTGGTGAAGAAATGGTTCTTCATAAGGCATACGCTAACGCACTTCTTCCAGAAGGACAGCATGTTGGCGTTATGATTGGCAAGGGAGAAGAAGTAACCCTTGATGGTGCTGTTTACCTACACCAATTCGTAGATGATGTTGTTCGTTTGCCAGATACCAAGCCAATCTACCGTGCAGTTGCTAGATACAACAAAATTAAGCGTGTAGTTGGTCCTGGAAACGCTGCTAACCAATTCGTAACTGAAATGGGTGAGATCTGGAGAACTGCTCAGTTAGCATTCCGTATCTCTTATGTTACGCGTAACGTAGGCGAAATGCAGTTCCGTATGTACCTTTCAGGTCACGAAACATTGCTATCCCACCCACTTGGATTTGCTGCAATGATGTATGCAGATCAATCAGGTAACGCTATGCAGAAGTTGCTCAAGCACTTCGAGAAGTATGGCGATGATATGCTGGGCAACTCATTCAAGGATCCACAGGCAGCAAAGTATCTTACAGATGCTGTTGACGAATATCTAACATTTATGGGTCGTAAAGTCTCTGCTGGAGATATGCGTTCAGTTGATGCAAAGACACGCTTGCTTGGCAAGTGGTATCGTACAGTTGACTATGCAGAAGTTGGTTGATGATCTAGTTAATGATCGCCCAATTATGATCGCAGGACAAGAGCGTACAGGTCTTTTGAGAGAGATTCTAGAGGCTTCATTCTCTAAGAATGAGCGTGGAACTGGTGGATCAGACTTCGCTAGAGTGTTCCTTAAAGACGCAGAAGCACCATTTAGTAAGAAGAACCTGAATAAAGCAGGTATCTACAACTGGCTATTTGATCCAAACTCAACTGGTTCATACGAAACAGCACTTCGTGGACTTATGGGTTCAGGAGATCGTGGTCTTTTGATTCGTGAATTGCTTTCAAAAGGCGCTGTACGCGTACCTACAGACAAGGGTAGCGAGATTATTCGACTACCACGCTATAAGAACTCACAGTCTGTAGAAGAAGGTCGCGCTGCCGAAAAGGCATTCAAGGAGCAACTAGAGCGTTTATTCCCACGTGATGAGATGACAGACGCAGTTGCTATCTTCTCTGATACAAAGGCTTGGATGGGTGCTAACCCAGCGATCCTAAAGAACGCTGTTGACTGGTTCTTTACCCAATCAGCAAAGGTTGAGAACATCGGTGCTTATGGACCTGAGTTTAGAATGTCATACTGGGATCATATTGGTCGCTATGCACCTTCTATGGGACTAGATGACCTTTTGCGCCTACAGAAGCAGGCTGGTGAGACCCTCAGTGGTATTACTATGCGTACACCTACAGGTCGTCGTGTACCTGTAGGAAAGCGTCATGAGACTCTTCGTGTTATCAATAAAGAGATCAGAAAGCGCCAGAAGAACCCTAACATTCCACAATTGATGTCATACGATGATGTGCATACCACAGCAGCACGTATGGCTGGTGAGTATACAAGAGATCTATTCTATGATGCATCTCGTCAACTCGATTCAGCCAACAACCTGCGTCTATTGTTCCCATTTATCCAGGCACACTTTAACACTATAAAGGCTTGGACTAAGTTAACAGCACAGAATCCACGTCAGGTATACAAGTTCGGTAAGGCATACAATTCATTATTGCAGCCTGGATCATCTGCTATCTACGATTTGACTAACACCAAGTACGAAGAAGGACAAGGTTTCTTCTACAAGGATGACTTCGGTAAGCAACGCTTCCGTTATCCTATCTCTGGTGATCTATTCGGTGCCTTTGCTGGCATGGCAATCGGTGATACTGGCGCTAAGGATGCGCTACAACTCACAGCCCCAGTGCAGTCTCTTAACCTTGCATTCGGTTCTGTTAACCCTGGAATGCCAGGACTAGGACCTGTAGCACAGATTGCATATATGGGAACTGGTAAGTCACACGCATTTGGTCCTCAATGGGACTTCATGCGCGACATTATCTTCCCATTTGGTCAACCAGGTGCGTCAGGAACAGGTGCTATCAGCAGTCTAGTACTACCAGCATGGCTTAACAAAGCATTCTTGTTCGCGATCAACGACTCAACAATGGTTGAGCGTGAGACAAAGGACTGGGCTGGATACCTAGCATCTACTGGCAGATACGGTGACAACCCATTTGCTGACGATACAGCCCGTAACGAGTTGTTTAACGATGCTCAGAGCATGGGCCGTTGGACTGGTTTGATGGCTGCTTTCTTCCAGAGCATAGCACCAGCCACACCTTCTACCGAGATCTTTA